CAAACCCGCTTTCCTGGTAAAACTTCGCCCGCCTTTTCGACAATGCGTATAAAGGCGGCGATTATGTCGATGCGAGCGGAAATCCTGTCCCTGGAGGAATGGAGACCATGCTCATAGATGCCACGTCAACCCTTGGGCCCGACATGGCCAAGGTGTTCACCGAATGGTTCAGAAAGAACGGCAACACCCTCGATGCCGACATGGTTCTGAAAGCGAAGGAAAGCGACTGGGTGGCGTATAAGGGTATTATCGACGCTATGAGCGTTCCGCAGCTTACGCAGTTGAGTGACGCTGTCATAACAAAGATGTCTAACGCATACGAGAACGCTAAGCAGTCCAAGACGATGTCCCTGAACTTCTGGTATTTCTACTTTGCCGTACCGCCAGAGATACGGGCCCAGATGTACAACTTCCACCTGATAGACCTTGTGTTCCAGATTTCCGAGAACAAGAAGAACTGGCTTTCCGTTCTCCGTGAACATGTCGGGGACCAGAAGAAGGCCGCCCTAAAAGCCAGCTTTAGTGAATTCAACCAGGTCAACTGATGTCCGCGTTATACAAGATAGAACAGGCTAAGATGCTGTTGGGGTCGGTGAACGCTCCCGCACTGTGCTACATAAACATGGCACAGCCGCTAATCGAGGACGACCGAACGAAGACGCTGATGCTTGATGCCCACATGCCCGGCCAGCTTTATCTGGTTGCGAACAGCCGTTGGGTGGACATGATGGACATGAGCGACCTTGCGAAAATTCTCTACATAGAGGCTTCCCGCATTGCTTTGCACCATGTCACCAAGCGTGCCGTTGACAACAGGTTCAACCTCCTTTCTAGCGACATCATCTGCTACGCTATGGCGAGGGGATGTCTTACACTGACAGGAACATCTTTCCCTGACGCTCTCGACAAGAGCAAGGCCAACGTCTACTACGAGCAGGGAAAGGTCCTGTACAAGAACGAGACGGGAAAGGAATGGGACGGTGACTGCGATTACCACGAGAAGGTGGCGATGTGGATGGAACGGGCTGCAAACAATTCCGACGGTGGCGACCCAGATGATTCGGACCAGTCCGAAACATCGGGTGGAGAAGGCGATGGCAGTGACGGGCCAGGAACACCGCAGGAAGCCCTTGAAGAATACTTCTGTGACGGCACCCGTTCCGACAACTGGACTCCGAACGAGACCGTTGCTAGCGACATTGCGATGGAGACGAAGCATCTTGAGGAGAACGGTGGGTTCGACGGGACCAGCTGGGGTCTGAGCGCTGGTGACATCCTGATGAAGATACTTGCCGCACAGAAGCCTCCCGTTGACCACAGGCGTATCATCCGTTCGTTCATAGGCACGGTTGTCTCGCAGCGTACGGAATCGACGAGGATGAGGCAGAACAGGCGGTACAACCTGCTGTTCCCAGGCCATCGTTCCGTATATGATTGCAAGCTTCTCCTTGCAGCAGACTCGTCTGGTTCTATGTCTGAAGAAGACCTTTCCGCAGCGGCCTGTCTGATAGCCAAGATTGCCACGGGGAGCCAGATAGACTTCTCGTGGTGGGACTGCAAATGCACACTCCCGATGACGTTCAAGCCTGGAGGTTCCCGCAAGAGCTTCGACGTGACTGGGCGTGGGGGAACCAACCCGCAGTGCGTATTCGACATGCTCAGGGATAATAAACTTGTGAGGAAGTATTCGGGCATAATCATCTTTTCGGACATGATTTTCGACGAGATACCGAAACCGAGGGAAATCCCCGTTGACAACATGCTGTGGATTTGCACGGCTGACGGGAGCAACCCTCCGAGATGGGTTCCCCGCCGAAGGATTATGCGTTGCAAGGAGATTATGAGCTGCATAAAAAAAGACCCTTGATTTTTCATTGGAAGAATGTATATTTACATTGAGATAGTTAGCTTGTTCATAATATAGTTAATTAAATGAGGTTATTATGAGAAAGATGTTGTTTATTATGGCGGTACTGGTGGCGTTCGCATTTTCGAAACAGACCTACGATACCAAGTGTTCAATTCTTGTTGCGAACGGACAATCTGTCACATACAGGTGTACTAACGGGATGGATGTGACCCTCGTGTTCGCCCCAGACGTGAAAATTCCAGCAAAGGTTTTCTACGACAGCAAGACTGGTTTCTTCGACCCAGATACCGAAAGCAAGCTTAAGGTAAACGCCAACAAGAGATAGTGTGGTTGCAGCATGAACGAGACGCAAGAACTTCCAAAGAAGAAGATGTGGTCTACCATATACCACGATACGGCAAACGACAAGATGTATCTGTGGTATGTTGACGGTACGACCGATGTACTCCCAGTCAGGCACCGTTCCTATACGAACCGCCTTGGTGAATTCGGGGCCGTAGAGTGCGGGATGAAGGACATCTTCGGAAACGACGTATACGAATTCTACCTTTCCCACAACGAAGAAAAGGAAATCAAGCGGCAGTATCAGG